CCGTAAGAACTTTATAATACCTTTCTGCGACTGACTTGAGGTTTTGTATGTCTTCCAAATTAGGCGAAAGAACCGTAGCGAATATCTTGAACCTATCGAGAAACGCCCTGTCCGCTTGTGTATTTACCCTTACCTCGTTCGACGCAGAAAAGAACGCTAGCCACGGTAACGAGATCTCTTTACTTCCATTTCTGAACTTCTTTTCGTTAATCGCTCTGAACAGTGATTCGGCAAGGACTTTGTTGCTCTTAAAAATCTCATCTATGAAAACTAATTTAGCAGAAGGCAAGAAGCCTTCAGTAATATATTCTAGTAGTCCTTCTTCTCTCAATTTTTTTAGGTTTACATTTCCAAAGATGTCCTCTGGCGTCATCGCCTCATGAGCGAGTACTATAAAAAGCTCTTCTGGTTTAATCCCATCGATCATTTTCGCAAGGAGTTCGATAGTATACGTTTTTGCAGTACCTGGGTCTCCGATGAGTAGAGTAGGAAAGCCTGTCAAAAGTCCCGTTATTACAGCTGTTTTGATGTCTTCATTTCCGACAACGTATTTATCTAACTCGTCTTTCAAACGCCTTGCAATGGTAGAAACATCAACAGAAGGCGACAAAATTTCACTGTTCTTTTCTTGTTCTTGTAATTGCATAAAAACATCTGGTTCCAGAAACTTAAAAATTTTCCTCAAACATCTGTTTGAGACTTAAAACCCGCTTTTTAAATGGTTTCTGAGGCAAGAAATTATTATGAGCCTAAATAACCCCAATAATAAAAAACAACAGCAACAAGAACCCACGTATGAAATATCTGCAAGCACGGCAACGCCACCACCAACGCCACTATTCCCACAAATACAACAAACCCAACAACAGCCTCAGTTATCGCCACTTGGACGAAGAAATATTGTAAAAGTTGACCCGAACTTAGTCAGGCAAGCAATTAGGGAAAAAGCTATAATCCCTACAAGGCAGGTGACGCAAAAAGAAGCAATCAAAATAACAACTGTGCAAGAAATCATAAACAATTACGTATTGATTTTAACGAAAGACCTTAAGAGCGGGTCTCTGCAGTTCTACGGCACACCATATAACGTAGATGAGAATTTCCAGATTTTATTATCGATTTTGACGGATAGGTTTTCAAGCCTTGCCATTGACGAATTGTCTGAAAAGTTTGCAGAGCTTCGTAGTTTGATAGCAAGTGATGCGAACTATGATGATATAATAGCTAAGCTTAATGAGGCACATAGACTAGTAGTGTTACTTTTGTTAGCGTTTGAAAGGAGTATCATGGAAGTTGCAGGAGTAAGTACATCGAAAATGAGAGTAGAAATGCTGTCTCCACTCGAAATAGCACAGACGTTAGGTATTACTCCTATAAGCACCGATAGGTTGTAGGAGATAGGGATTTCATTGGGGTTTACAGGGGTCGGTTATGGAAGAGAAATTGAAAGATAGTATATCATGGTTTTTTGCAGGGCTAGGTTTAACCAGTCTAGGATCAGCGTTTTTAGGTGACGGAAAACCGTATTTACTGCCTACAGCATTTCTCGTTGTCGCTTTAGGTATGCTCTCTATATTTGTAAGGCAAAGAATACTCATTGTTTCGGCTTTTGCTATTGCTACTATTACAGCTGTGGTGAATATAATCACAGGATTACCTATCCTAACGGATGAAGAAGCAATAATATTATACGCGTCACACTTATTCCTCGACGGAAAAAACCCGTACCTTTATTCAATGGCTAAAGCGTTTTCCATATATCACGTTCCGTATAACGTTGTTACCGGCACTACGTCAAACTCATTTCTGCCGACCGTCTATATTTACCCCCCATTATCGTTCATCAGCGTTGCGGTTTTGCATAACCTTGAAACAGTAAACGTAATAACAGCTGTTTTAGCTTTTACGTATTCCTTCCTCAAAAGACACGAAAACGCTTTCATCGCATCTTTTTTCCTATTTCCTGCACTTTCATATGATTTTGCGACAGGACAAGAACTGAACCTTTTCGCATATTCCATTGCGTTTCTTGCAATATTTAATGAGAGGTTAAGATACTTGCTCCTAGGAATCTCTGCAGACGTAAAGCAGTTTGCGATACTGGTAGCTATTCTTCTAATTAAATTTGAAAGACAGAAACTTAGGAAGATAGCAGAATTCACGTTACCGTTACTGCTCTCATCAATACCCTTCATTTCAAAGCAATACCTTGCGTCCGTTATAACTATTACGCAACCTGTTGCACAACAGGGCGTTTCGTTTTCACTTCTTACTGCATTCGGGTTGCCTATCCCCTCGTTCGTGTATACTGTACTTGAGGTGTCTCTTTTCGCATTAATCCTATTATATAATAATAAGAAAGAATTAGCTTGGGGTCTTCCGGCGTTAATATGGATATTCTCTTATAGAGATTTGGGGTATTTTACATTTTATTTTGCGTTACAATATGCAGTATGGATGATGAAAGATGCAAAAGTTTGAAATCGTACTAATGTTAGTAGTTATAATACCATCCCTTTTCACGTTTTCTATTTTTTTCTATCACCCGCAATTGCATGCAAAGGTGTTGGATTTCTACGACGTAGGAGAAATAAATAAGTACAACGTAATAGCGATATGCATACAAAACCCTACCAATAAAACATATGTATTGGTGCCGGTAATTAACAGTCATCGTTGGTACCCAAACATAATAATCCTAAAACCGCACGAATATGTTATAGTAAACGTTACGGTACCTGATCCTACTGTTGCCATTTCACAAAACTCTGCCTATGTAATTACATTCTATTTGTATAATACTCAAACTGCTGTGTTATCCATAAGCGGATTCGCCCCCGCAGGTACGGTATATCCTATCGTAAATCCTAGTTTTACTGTAATATACAACTCATCGTATGGTGTATCGGAATACGGCTGGCAGATACTATATAACGGGCATTTAACAGTGCAAAAAGGAAAAATCATGATAAACGGAACAGCACTGATAGAACAGACATTATACTACCCACTAAATGGAAGCATAACAGTGATTCATAATGGCGGGGAAGTAAAATCGTACATATGCGATAATACTCTAGTTATATATGCACAAAACACTACGATATTTTCCATTATAATTAAGGGTTAAGGAGTTAGGACTCCTCTCGTCATAAGGTAATCCGTTTTTCGTTCTCTTCATCAATCGGAAAAAAGATTGCGGTGGGATATATGGGTCAGTTTAAATCTAAGAAAAATTCGGTTAAAAAAGTTGGCGGTCGCCATAAAAGCGACAGAAAAGAGAAGTTAGACCCGTATTCCGCCCTCACAAACAGCTGTTTGAGGTTTATATACCAGTTTTTGATAGTATAAAAATAGTGAGAAACATGGCTCAGGAATTTTCATATGACCAAGAAGGAGGAGAAAGTATTTCCCATAGAAACCTATTGAAGCTAGATTGGGATGATGTCGAAAAATTAATAGAATCATTCCTAAACGAACACATGAGGACGTGGAATAAATATGACTACTTCATCATTGACGGCAACACGATGCTGATCAAAGTATATGGTTGGAATGAGCCGACGATCACAATAAAAGCGAGATTAGTAGGTGAAAAACTAGTAGCAGTCGAGGTGAGCTAAATGAAAGTTCCAGTGTTCATAAAATACAACAAATTAGAGGAGAACTGTTATTGCGATAAACAAGAAGGGATCCTATGTGACGACTTCAAAGATTACATTGACGTTGACGTTTATGATGTCCAGTTTGATCGTACTGATCTAGAAGACATTGTGAACGAATATTTTGATGATATTATAGACATTTTGATGATGGATAAACGTCTTTTAGACGAACTATTGAAAAAACTAAACAGAAACAACAGTATAAGGTAATTTGTATGATAACAAAATATCCTGAGCATTTAACTCAAGAGTCACGATTAGAGGTTGTAAAAAGTTATATATTGCACGAATTAGCATCATTAACTCGCGATAAAACCCCTGATATAATTAATATAGACGAGCTAGTCAAAAAGTGCCATGAGCATAAGAAAGGAATAGAAG